CCAAAAATTTGAGGATGAAACCGGTCTCCTATCGTTGGTTATGACTGTTGCTTACGGTGGTGGTGATAATATTCCTGCGGCGTTTGGTACGGTGGGCATATGGGAAACAACTCTCTATCGTCGGCTAATCGCTGATAAGATTGTACCTGACATCAAAGGTGGTCCTGGCGAACGGGTTGAGGAACTGGTTGGTGGTTATGTAAAGGATCCCGACACGGGTCTCCATCCTTGGATTGTTTCATTTGACTTGAACTCTCTGTATCCTCACCTGATGTTACAATATAATATGTCGCCCGAAACTTACATTGATGATCGTCGTGAATATGTCAGCCAGGATATGGTGCTTGAGGATAAATTCCAAAACAATGATCCATCTGTTTCTGTTTGTGCAAATGGTGCTTGTTTCAATAATGAAAAGGTTGGCATCATTCCAACAATCATTGACGAATATTATAACCGCCGGTCATTAATTAAAAAGGAAATGCTCGAGGTCGAACAACGACTTGAGGATGCTACCGATCCTGGTGAGAAGGAAAGGCTCAAACGTGAGGCGAACCAACTTCACAACTCTCAGATGGCTATCAAAATTAGTATGAACTCACTATATGGTGCCACGGCAAACATTTATTTCCTCTACTATATTAACGACATGGCTGAGGCGATCACTACATCTGGTCAGTTGTCCATTCGATATGCTCAAAAATCAGTCAATGCATATATGAACAAATTGCTCAAAACCGAAGACAAAGACTATATTGCATACATTGACACAGATTCAATCTATGTTCACTTCGGTCCATTGATTGAGGCATCATTTGGAACCACAGACATCGACCGTCAACAGGGTGAGGCATTCCTTGACAAGGTGTGTGGTACCAAAATCGAAAACATCATTGATGCTGGCTATGAGGAACTTGCTAAAAAAATGGGTGCCTATCGCCAGGCAATGTTCATGAAACGTGAAAAAATTACCGACAAGTCTTTGTTCGTTGCTAAAAAACGGTACATCATGAATACACTCAATTCCGAAGGTGTTCACTATGAAAAACCAAAAATCTCTGTGACCGGTCTTGAGTCTGTCCGTTCATCTACTCCCGAGGTTTGCCGAGAGAAAATGAAGGAAACCTTTGCCGTGATCATGAATGGTGACGAAGAGGAAACCCAGTCATTTATTGCTGACTTCCGTGAGAAATTCAAATCATATGGCCCAGAGGAAATTGGTAAAACATCTGGTACCGATAACATTGGCAAATACGAGGACCGTGCTAATCTTTACCGTAAAGGCACACCTATTCATGTTCGAGGTGCTATCTTGTACAATCACCACCTCAAGCAGAAAAAACTAAATAAACGGTACGAACAGGTACAATCTGGTGATAAAGTCAAATTTGTTTATCTGAAGGTGCCAAATCCAATCCGAGAGAATACTATATCTTTTCCTGGTGTCCTACCCAACGAAATGGGTCTCCATGATTATATCGACTACGACACTCAGTTCGAAAAGGTATTCCTCAGTCCTATTGAGCATATTCTCGATGCTCTTGGCTGGTCCTCGGAGAAAATAAGTACTCTCGAAGATTTCTTTTCATAGGAGACAAACATGTCAGATTTAAACGAAATGAGAAAACGGCTGGAAGCCATTCAAAAGCAAATAGACTTTGTGACTGATTCAAATAAAATCTTAAAAGATGGCTCTCCAGCAGATGTAATAGAGTCAGGTTTAAAAATTACTGATGAGTACAAAGGTAAACTCCAACGAGAGTTTGATGCTTTGGCTGATTTAGTACAATTAGCGGAAATGCGTGACAAGGAGACTACTGATGATAGTGGACAAGATTAAGCAAGAGGCATTAACTATTACCATGGAGGAATGTGCAGAACTACAAGTAGAGGCTGCAAAAATTATTCGGTTTGGTTCTGATACCGCCGAACATATCCACAGATTGGAAGTGGAGGTAGGTGATCTGATGTGTATGATCGACCTATTGGATCAATATGGTCTTATTGATCTTAAGGAAGTGGCAGAACATAAAGCCGCTAAAAGACAAAAATTGAAACAGTGGTCGGATCTAATCGACCTCTAAGGAAAGGATTATGGAATTGAGAGAACGTATGTTAAAAGCTATTCGGCTACATGCTGAGGCGGAAATTGAATTGCACAAGACCAATGTCGAAGTCTATATGCAAAAGGTTGTGGGTATCGGTGAGCATTCCGATATCATTGAAACCATTCAAAAAGAGTTGGACGCCATGGCGGCTGCTCAAGATCGGTTGGATATGATTACCAATCATTTTTAAAAAAAGGTGAAATAAATGCAAAATAATGGTTGACATTTGTTTTTATTCGTGTTATAGTATATTATGTAAGGTGAAAAAAGTGAAGGAACCTTTTATATTATGTTTGATGATCGTTTGCAATCCATACCAATGGCGTTCTGGGAAACCCTAGGACAATATGTATATGGATATATGGAGAACGACCAGTTTGTCTACATTGGGAAGGGTAACGGTAATCGTGCCCTTTCCCATACCAAGTCAAAAAACTATGACATGGACAACCTGGTCATTATTGCTCGGAACTTAGAGAACTTCCGGGAGGATAAAGGTGACATACAATCCTTTATCCTAGAATCTTTTCTAATTTCAACTAATGACCCACGTGATAATTCTGTAGCTGGACACTATAAGGAGTGCTTTGTAATGGCTAAATTTTCTGAACTATTTGAAGAATTCAAAAAAGACCAACATGATAACTTTGAAACTATGCCAGAATGGTTTGTAGAAAATTACGAAAAAATGGCTGGACGTATCAATGTTCTGACTGTGAAATCAACACACCATGCTATGGAATTCTCTACACGGCAGCAAATGCAACCCTTCCTAGAAATCACCACCGAGGAGACTGCCCAGCTTAGAGTTGCTGTCTGGGCAAATGAATCCAAAAAGGGTTCACGGATTGGACAATTAATCAAGTTCTGTGAGTCTCTTGGCATTGATGAATCAAAAATTGTAAAAACGGGCAACCGTGAGATTTATGCAATCGATGCTGACGGCATGACCGTTGAAACTGCACTGCGGTTTATTGATGACTTCTTTTCGTAAGTGTCTAAATACAATTACGACTTGAACAACTAATGAGGTTATAATGAAGGAATATAAACACGACACGTCACAAGAGTATGACGATATGGTTGGTTATGTTTCTGACGAGAACTTGCCCAATACTCTGGGTAGGTTTCTCGGTGAGGAAGATGAATACAAACCAACTGTAAAGCCAAAGCCACAGGACCCTGAGTTCCCAGAGCAATGGCAAAAACTCTATGTAAACTTTAGAAATGAGGATGACTATAAAGCCTTTATGCTGGCTATTGGTGACAAACCTATGCCCAAGCTCAAGGATATGGTCTATAAAATGGCAGACGAAAACATTGGTCTCGAATCCTTTTTTGGTGATGAATGAAACAGCTTGAGGTCCATTTTGTAAACCGTGGGTACAATACAGATGAGGGGAATCATACGGTTCCTCTGATCAGCGTTGATGTAAATTCAGTATCAGGCAGACCTATGGCTCTCGTTAAGAGTCCTTTTGGACTAAAAAATAATACATTAATTGCATTCTATGAAAATAATGAATGGTTATGCGATTTAGATTGAAATTAGGGGTTGACAATGTATAAAAAAGTTGATACAATAGAGGAACTACAAAACGAATGGCGGAACCCATACGTTCAGTGGTATGCAGCTGGTATGCCATCTTTTACATCCGAGAAACTAGAACCTTGGAAACAGATGACAATTAAATTTAAATCTCGGGAACACCGAGAGGACTTTGCCAAACGGATGGGCTATCAGTTGACGGATAAAACAAACGTTGTATGGTTTCCTGAAAAGGGACGTGAACGTAATAATATGAATAGGTATGTTGCAGATGAGTGAAGAATATCCCACAAAATATCCAATCTATATTATCTCAAAGGGTCGGCACGAGTCTCGTTACACGAGCAAGGCTCTTGAAGGTATGGGTGTTCCATATTATATTGCGGTCGAACCACAAGAGTATGATGACTATTGCTCTGTGATTGACCCTAAAAAAGTATTGGCGTTACCTTTCAGTAATCACGGCAAGGGCTCTGGTCCTGCTCGGAATTGGTGTTGGGAACATTCACAGGCAAACGGCTTCAAACGTCATTGGCTCATGGATGATAACATTGCAGAGTTCTGGCGTGTACATAATAACAAACGGTACCGTGTTGAGAGAGGCTCATCTATTTTCCGTTCGACCGAGGATTTTGTTGACCGATTTGAAAATGTAGCCTTGGCTGGTCTACAATATAAATTCTTTGTGGTTGACGATTATGACTATCCTCCTTATATTCTGAACACACGGATTATGTCTTGTTTCCTTATTGACAATGACTGCCCAGAAAAATGGCGTGGTAAATTCAACGAGGATGTAGACCTATCCATCCGTGTGCTCAAGCGCGGTTTATGTACTATGTTGATGTATGGTTTCCTCTGTGGAAAACTACGGACTGGCACTGTTAAGGGTGGCAATACTTCCGAGGTTTATAATAACTACGAAGAGGATGCTTCTCTTAAAAAATCCCAAATGCTCAAGGAAATGCACCCAGATGTGGTGTCCTTGGTCGAGCGGTATGGTCGTACCCATCACCATGTAGATCTGGATGCAATTAAAACACCAGATGGTCAACCAGCTCGACAAAACCCACTTATTCTGAAAAAAGATGTTGACATAGTCAATAAAGTGGATAATTATGGTATGGAACTAATGCGGGAATGGGGAACACCTGAATCATATGTGGACCCATCCTTCAGTTTGGATGTGTTCCCAACAGGCAGAAAGGCTATACATGGTGGATAATAAAAGTTTAAATGTTTTGGTAACCGGCGGTGCTGGTTTTGTTGGCAGTCATTTATGTGAACGTCTCCACGGAATGGGACATTCAGTATTTGCATTGGATAATTATTTTACCGGTAGTGAATCAAATCACATCGCTGGTGTAAATTATGTCAAAGGCTCTACTGAATCTATTAATGATATGAGATTGCCGAAGTTTGATTATGTTTACCACCTAGGAGAATATTCTAGGGTCGAACAAAGTTTTGAGGACATTAAACTTGTCCACAAATATAATATTAAAGGAACTTTTGAGGTTCTGGAATTTGTTCGGCGCACCGGTGCCAAATTGATTTACTCTGGATCAAGTACTAAATTTGCAGATCAGACAGATGATTATGTGATGAGCCCTTATGCTTGGTCCAAAGCTACCAATACTGAATTGGTAAAAAAATACGGCGAATGGTATGGGATTGACTATGCAATTACATACTTTTATAATGTATACGGTCCTCGTGAAATTCAAACAGGCAAATATGCAACTCTAATTGCTAAATTTGCTGATATGATGCGGCAGGGTAAAGAGCTTACGGTGGTCACTCCTGGTGATCAAAAACGTAACTTCACCCACGTCCATGATATCGTTGATGCGCTTGTACTGATTGGTGAGTACGGTAAAGGTGATGAATATGGTATCGGGCACCCTGATGCTTATTCAATCCTAGAGGTTGCTAAGATGTATGGCGGCGATATAAAAATGCTTGAGGCTCGGAGAGGTAACAGGATGTCTGCTCCAGTGGTGTCGGAAAAAACCAGAAATCTTGGTTGGTCACCCAATAAAAATTTAAAAGAATGGATACAACAAGTAAATGTTTAGCAAATTGCTTATAAATAATACACTACAATATGAAAAGGTTTGATTATGAAACATTTGATACTTGACTTCGAAACCTTCGGTACAGATACTTCCAGTTGTGTGGTAATTGATTGCTCTGCAATGGTGTTTGATACGGAAAGGTTTTGCTCTGGATCCCCATATACATTAGCATCTATTCGTGAACCTAAAAAGTTTAAGCTTTCGGTTTCCGACCAGGTCAAGAACTATGGATATAAGATTGAACAGAGCACACTCGAATTTTGGGAAAAGCAACCAAAAAATGTTCGGGCAAATATTAAACCAAGAGAAACCGATATAACAGTCAAAGAATTCACAGAACAATTCTCTGACTACCTAACTCCGTTCGGTAAAATAGATCATTGGTGGACAAGATCAAATTCGTTTGATCCGCCTATTCTGTGGCGTTTGTTTGAATCACAAAAAGCACTTAATAAGGTCCATGAATATCTACCTCACTGGGCACTACGTGACACAAGAACATGGATTGATGCAAAATTGGATTATCCTAAGAAAAATGGATTTGTTCCAATTGCTGATGAGAATAAATGGAATAATACATTTATGCACCATGATAGTTCTTGGGATATTCTTGCAGATGTACTACGGATACAGGCAATTGCAAGAGCAGAAAATGATATGGAGCAAATTTAATGCAATTTCAAATAACAACAGAACAACTAAGAGACTATTCAATTATGGTGGGGACACCAATGTATGGTGCTCAGGCCGGTGGAATGTACACCAAGGCGACAAATGATCTATCAATGCTATGTACATCGGCTGGAATAAAATTAAAATATTATTTTCTTTTTAATGAAAGTCTTGTTCAACGGGCTAGGAACTATATCGTAGATGAATTCCTTAGATCAGATTTTACTCACCTGATGTTTATTGATTCTGATATTGGTTTTGATGCTAGGGATGTGTTAGGGTTGTTAGGTTTACAAACTCAGTATCCTGAAAAATATGATATTATTACAGCACCATATCCCAAGAAAACAATTGCATGGGAGAAGGTGAAGAAGGCGGCTGATGCTGGTGTCGCTGACGATAATCCTTTTGAATTGGAAAGATTTGTATCTGATTTTGTTTTTAATCCAGTTGCAGGTAAAACATCTTTTGAATTAAATGAACCAGTAGAGGTACGAGAGGCTGGAACAGGCTTTATGCTTATTCCACGAACTGTACTTGAAAAATACCGTGATGCCTATCCAGAGCTTGCATATTTACCTGACCATGCTCGGACTGAAAAGTTTGACGGTAGTAGAGAAATCCATGCTTACTTTGATTGCATTATTGATCCAGAAACCAAGCGTTACTTATCAGAGGATTATTTCTTCTGTCGCAAGGCACGTGAGGCAGGTATGTCCGTATGGATGTGTCCTTGGATGAAGATCAATCACGTAGGATCATATGTATTCCGAGGCGACATGGGCGCTATTGGGTCTCTAGGTGTGGCAGCTACTGCTGATGCTTCATCAAAGAGAAAAAATTATACAAAAAAGTCAAAAAACCCATTGACAAATCAGAAAAAACGTAATAGAATGAAATAATGAAACCTCAAGGAGACCTTATATAATGAAATTTTCTGAACGCACTCTTACAATCTTAAAGAGCTTTTCACAAATCAACAAATCAATTCTTATGAAACAAGGTAATGTTTTAAAAACAATTACACCTGAAAAGACATTGATCGCCAATGCGACTATTCCAGATACCATCCCATCAGATGCATGTATCTATGATATGTCTCGTTTTCTTTCAATTTTATCACTCTACGAAGATCCCGATGTAGATTTTAATGATAAATACT